ATTGCTCTTCTCCTGTAATATATACAGGTCCAATATCTTCAGTGCCTTGGGTTCCAGCAACCTTAGACCCATACGATCTAGCATTAACTGGAGATCCAGTTTGATTGTTATTGATCACATTTGCCATTAATACCTTTAGTCCATCAAATGAATCCCCACTACTGGTATCAGAGTTAATCATCTGAACTGTCTGGTCACGTTCTCCCTGAATAGCACTTGCGGCAATTCCACCAGAAAGATAAAGTGAAGCACCATCATGTACTTTATCGTTACCACCGTATCTAATATTATGAGCAACAGTTTCAATTATAGAAATTAAATCACTTACACATTGTTTTGTAGAATCTGCATTTGGATTATTAAGTGCTCCTACGCTAGATTTAAATCTAGCAACAACTTCATTTGCCATTGCTGCTTTATTCAATAACAATAAATTAGATGCGTCGGTAAATCTGTCACCTAATCCTAAAATATCACTTCCACGTTTTGGTTGAATAATGTAACCAGTTTGAGGGAATGCTGGTAATCTATTGCCATTTTTACGAGTTACATATCTAAGTCTATAGATTTTGTCATCGTCTAATCTTTCATCAACAAATCTTTCTAAGAAAGAAGTTGGAGTAACAACAATGCCATTGTTAGCAGAACCGTATTTTGTATTATTAAATAATGCTGTATAAATGTTATTATTGGTTGTAGATACACTAACATACCAATTATTTAAATTGTTATCATATTCAAATACATTATTATTACCAATATTCTTTACTATAGTTGCTTCTTGTAATGTTTGTGCAGTAGCAGTTGAATTTGCAAATAAAGGAATTTTAACAGTCTCTGCTACAGTATTTTGGAATTTATCTAAAGATCTTTCACCAACATTAAAAATACCAGCTTTACTTGTAAGGGCACCACCAATGATAAATGTACATGGTGCCGATCCTGGTGTATTGTTTTCAATAGTGACTCTATCGCCAGGTTGCAAGGACCCAATGCTTGGAAGGTTTAACGTAGTTACTGATCCATTTCTACCAAGTCCAGTTACTGTAGCAGTTATATTTGTGTCTACATTGTTTAGTAATACATTATAACTAGCATTCAATGTAAAGTCTGTGCCAGCAGTATCAATTACTAAAATATCTTCCCTTCCATTCAAATACAATCTTGCGTCTGGAGCAATAGAATTTAAAGTTTTATCAACGTTAATCGTTTCCCAGAAAATATTTTTTAGATTAGATTCAATATTTCTTGGTGGTATAATGTGAGTAATTGTACCAAGAGAATCTTTCTCAAATGCAACGTCACTAAATCCACTAGAAATCAATGCATTTGATCCAAAATTACTATTAGAGTTAGTGATGGACATATCTCCACCATTAACTGCAAGGAAATGATCTGCAAAACCAACAGCAAATACGGATACAGCTTGAATTACTGCACGATTTGATGCTTTAATATGATAACTTCTTTCAGTTGGTAAGTAAATTACTTCTGGATTAGTATGTGCCCCAGATCCTGCACTTTGTGGTGTGTATTCAGACCCATTGTATAAAGTAAATGCTTCATCTTTTTTCTGAAGTGAAATACCTGTGTATTGAGCAACCACCATTGATTTAAATCCAGTTGCCCTAGATCCATCAGCGTGCATACCACACATGCCATAAACAGATCTCATTGAAATGTTAAAGATGTATGGAGAAGCAGATTCAACAGTATCAATCTCTACTTCTACTGATACAAGATCTGGATTAGTAGCATAAGTTATCTGAACTCCGGCAGTACCACCATCTGCATCGTCTTCTCCACTAAGAACAGAAACTTCAGCGGTGCTTAAAATATATACAAATTGGTTTTTGGAAGGTACTGAAGAAACTTGCTTCTCCCCAGTATAAACGCCATCAAAATTAGGAATTCCAGTTACTTCTCCAGATATCTTTACAAAATTACCTTCAGTTAAATTAAGTTCAGATTCTAAAGTTACTGTTACAACATTATTATTTCTCTGTACTTGTACAATACCAACAGTGTCTGCTAATGGACCAACAATTCTATTCTCTTGTATTCTTGGTTCAATTTTATCAGCAGTAATTAATGTAATAGCATCAGATATTTTTCGATAAAATACTTCAAGTTCATGTAATGTTGCATATTCAAATACTGTCAATCTAGTGTGACTCTTGTCAGATTTGGTTATATTCCAAGAGTTTTGAGGAATTATGGTTTGAGAATTTTGATAAATTCCAGCAGGATCTCCATCAAAAATACTAAACTGCCAGAAATAGCATCCACCAGTTATTTTAAATATAGCAGATCTACTATTATCATCATCAAAAGGAACACTAAGTGTTGCCGTATTGCTATTAATATCGGACGTATAAAGATGTGGCTTGGAAATAGAAACTACTACATTAGCACCTAATGATTCAACACCAGTAATAGTAGTTCCGGGAAGTATTACGTTAGCACCTGTTGCATCCTGCACACCAGTATCAAAAATAGATCCAATATACAATGAATTAATATTACCCTCATCGCCAGATGCTTCACCACTAACTGAAGTTAATGTAATTTGATTGGGAGTAGAAGCAAGTACGTCATAAGTAATTGTTCTAGTTTTTGTTGCACTGTTTGACCCAATTGAAGGAACAAATTTAGGTCTAATCTTCGTCTTTCTTAAATCAAGACCAATAATAGAAACTCCTCTAGGTACAATAAGTCCACCTCTAGGAGAATTTGTTACTCGGTAAAGATCACTGTACTCTTTAGTAATTGCGTTCCATCCAAAATTACCTACAACTGGAGTGGAAGTAAAGGTAGTAGAAATACTAGCAACAAAATTACCATTGTCTAATTTATAAGCATAATCTCCTGGTCTATTATCAACTATATGATCTCCAGGATAAAGTAATATAGTAAACTGATCAAATTTATCATCAGCAGTTCCCGCACTTACATAAGAATATCGAGCAACTTCCAACATTGCTCTTGCAATTGTTTTAAATGGTCTAAGAGGGGAATTACCTTTATTATCAATTCCATCTGTAGAATCAAAATCGTCCGGATTTACATATAAAATTCTTCCTTCAACAGATGAGATGATATTCTGTAATCTTGTTAGTGCCATTTAATCGTCCTATATGACAAGAATCTTTACCTTGAGTTATTTATAACTCCTACTTATTCTCTTTCCTTATTTTTTTCAATTTCTTCAATTCAATTTTGATATTCTGATATGCAGTTTCAGCATCAATCTTACCACCAAGTTCCATAGCACAAATCATATCAACTCTTGTTCCAAAATGAGCAAGTGCTTTTTCAAAATCATTCAGATCTTCGTACATTTTTAGATAACAGGTATCTTATATAGGACGAGGGGGAATCGAACCCCCACGGGCATATGCCCAACAGATTTTAAGTCTGGTGCGTCTACCTATTCCGCCACCGTCCCTTAGGTGCTCCTTGAGGGGATCGAACCCACCTTAGCCGAATTATGAGTTCGGTGCATTCACCAGATTGCTAAAGGAGCAAAAGGGAAGAACAATGCCCTTCCCATACGACGCTCTGGAAGATACCCAGAGTAGAAGTTGGCGTCTACTTAGTTAATCGCTAAGGACTACCAATAGGACTGCTGGGAATTGAACCCAGTTCACACCGTTATAAGCAGTGGGCCTTAACCATTAGGCGACAGTCCCATGAATATCAAGTAGAGGGCGCTGTTTCTACACACAGATCTTTTGTACTCCCTCCCTTGGCATAGGGAAATAAGAAATTATTAACGTAATCTTCTGCAAATTCTTTTCCAAAGTTGGACTGCATAAACCCGCTAACTGGATCTAAGTTTAGCATGTACTGGTCAAAGACGCAATACTCACTTTCGTCAGATCCAGTAGGGCAGCAGTGCTCAAGGAGTTCAGCATAAACTTTAACATACTTAGAAAAATCTGTCAAGTAGTTGCCAATCTCATTCATATGACATTTTCTAACATAAACATAGCGAGAAAAATGATTTCCTGGTTCAAAAAATCTAATGTTTTTTGTGGAGTCCAAATACTCACTCATATTATCATCAATGATGGGATGATGATACTCATAGTTTTCTTTAGGGTGTTGAAAATCAAATACAATAATGACTTTCTTTTCCATAAATGCCATGAGGTCCATACCTAAACATGGAAGATTAGATCCAGTTTTAGGATAAACAATATTGTTGTATATGAAAGATTTCCCGTTATCTATGTAAGTTTCTCGGGATTTCATAACATACTTACCGGTATAAACCGAAGAGAATAATTTAGTGTTGTTGGAAACAGTCTCATTGAAATGAGACTCTCCATTCAAATCAATATTTTGGAATAAAATGGTTGCATAGTCTTTCCAAAACATAGTTAATACCAAGCATGTTATATTGGCGATAATCGCCAAAGCCACTCGTCGGACTTGAACCGACGACCTACGGTTTACAAAACCGTTGCTCTATCCAGCTGAGCTAGAGTGGCGTTCCTCTTTAGAAAGTTTGAAGTAGAGTTTGTAATACCTCTTCTTCATCTCATCCATAGTTTCCATATCTTCTTGGAAACCCATGAACTTGAGAAGTTGATAAGACCCTTCAAGTTCACTGATTAATCTTAGCACATTGATAGAGGTTTTGTCAAGTCCTCCAAAAGAATACTTACTCATGGTGGTAAAACAGAAACCTCATCAAGTTCAACAGGAAATAGGAGTGGATGAAGTTCCTCCATAATAAGGTATTCACTGTTCTTTGTCAACTCCTCGACTTCTAAAGGATGCTCAGTTTGAGCAATTGCTTGAACATACGGATCATCCTTTTCAGAATCGGGAATATCGTCATAAACGAAAGGCATTCCGTTTATGAAATAGACAAGAACAATTCCTATTCTGTTAACATAGCGATAATCGCATCTAACTTTGTACATCTCTTTAAAGGTAGGAGCGGGGGGAATTGAACCCCCACGGGCGTTATGCCCAGCGGATTTTAAGTCCGATACGTCTACCTATTCCGTCACGCTCCCAAAAAGAGAGTCAATAATCGTAAGTAATTTCAACTCGTTCAGAGTTAGATCGTACCAGTTTTAAAACTCGTTGGAATTGAGTAATAGTCTCACAGGTAAGTTTGAGTTCCTTACCAGAGTCCGAAAACAGCATAATAGTTCGCGATGGAATAGAAACATTAATCAAGGCAACAGACTCGTCTGTAAACATAGTTTGGTGTGTGTCGGACTCAGTAATTATACCAGATGGGGTTGGGGTTGTCAAGCCCCTTAGTTGAGGTAGACACCTGTCAAACAGTCCACATCGAGAGAGGGACCACCAGCAAAGAAGTTTCCTTTGCCAACCAGAGCATTCAAACTGATTCCACCAAGGGCAGTATTTACTGTAAAGGCAGGTTGGAGCGGTGTCAAGGGTTTTGTAAGTGGGACCCCAGCAATTTGAAAATCTACCTTTCCTCCAACCTTGTTAGATATACTTCCGCCAATTTTAAGTTGAAAATCTTGAGCAGCAACAAATTCAATATTACCCGCTGAATTGAAACTAATTGTAGATCCTGGAGTAATAGCATTTAAACTGAAAGATCCACTATAGTTAAAAGCAATTGCTCCGCCACCAATTACATTAGTTTCAATACTTTGACCTGAAGTTGACATTTTGTTTGCTTCAACTTGATAATTACCCAGGCAATTGATGCCAAGATCATTACTATTAATTGAAGTAGAATCGCCAACAGTCAAAAAATACTTACCATCAACCCGGTCATACCTATCGCCTTTTACATGATGATGCATGTCACCTTCAACAAGTAAATGAGCATTTCCAACAACATTGATAGAAAGTCTATCGCTTAAATCCTTTTTGTTAATGTCTACATTAGAACCTGCTTTTACATTTACATGCCTAGCTGCAACAATATTAACATCTCTTACTGGACTCTGTATATCGACATCACCGCTGGCGTGCATTTTAATATAAGCACCGGTAATACCATGTCGTAAATTAATGTATTCTTCACCTGGACTTTCATTCATTTCCCACTTATGTCCAATTGAAGTGGTTTTTGCCTTATTTAAAGGATATTTTATTTTACTTTTTTTGGCAATTTTTTCTAGTGCCTTATTTGTCCGGTCATCTAATGCCATAGTTATTCTCCTGGATGCCCAACGCAATCAATATATTCTCTAAATTCATTATAATTTGTAAGATAAAGATTAGCATCTTTTCTTGGAATGTATTTCAATGTTGGTATTATTTTTGCTCGCCTTTGATCTCCAAGTCCAACTCCTAAAGATCCACAAGACATAAACATTTTTGGAAGGACAGTAAATCCAAATCCAGGTTTTATTACCTGAACACCAGTTAAAAATCCATCTTCAATAATTGGTTTTAACTCTGGTAAAATTACATCATTAACTTCATCCTCTCCAGGTTCGACAATAATAGCACAAGTTTCGTCATATCCACCACCAGTACGAATAACTTCTGGAGGATTTTCTTCTGTAATTATACCTAACCAAAATTCATTTTCAACATAAGCTCCACTAATCTTAGTATAATCTGGATCTCCATTTTGATTAGTAGGAACAACATCAGAATTTGAAACAGATCCATTAAAATATGGGTATCCATTGCCAGTATTTGTTATAACAACACTAGCAACTCCTCCATTATTATCTAAAGTTGTAAACCCTTCAGCACCACCTCCCCATCCGGGAAATGGATATATCGTGACATTTGGTGGGGTATCTAAACCAAATCCCGGATTAGTAATAACAACACCTACAACTTCTCCAAAAGAATTTATAGCAGGAATTCCTCTAGGAATATCATCATTACTACCAGGACCACTTATATTTCCGTCATAACTACTTGGCGGATACGGATTATCATTAAATGCATCCTCTAAAGTTTCTGGATTACCAGTAGTACCTCCAGTAAATCCAGCAGTACCACTTCCTGTACCAGAACCAGTGCCAACAACTAGTCCAATAATAACAGTATTTCCTCCGGTTCCACCTACAGTTACAAGATTTCCATCAGCAGTCAAATTACTACCTCCAGTTCCTCCAACACTTACTGGTGTTCCTCCAGTTGCACCAATTGTTATAGGTAAACTACCACTTGTAACAAATTCACCATTAGAAGTTATAGAAGTTCCTCCAGTTCCTCCCCCAACTACAGGCAATCCGTTAAAAATTACAGGAGTTCCTCCAGTTGATCCTACAGTTAGTGGAGTTCCTCCGGTTCCACCAGAAGATACGGCAACGCCATTAACAGTTAAAGGAGTTCCAACATTCACTCCTGTGCCATTTCCAGTACCACCAGATCCAAATGTACTAGAATCTGCACCGTTAAAAGTTCCCGATCGATTTCCATTTGGAGATACAACGATACTACCAGTATCGGAATTGAATGAGAAGTTATTAAGATTCTTAGTTATTCCAGTAAAAAATACTTTCGGAATGTTTGGAAAATTAAACGATGTTGCTCTATTGCAATCTAAAGATCCAGTAACAACTTTTCCATCACTACCTATAAGCTTAGTAGATTCCACACCGGAAAGAAAAGAATCACTACCATATAATCCAACATTTAATGCATTCGGTGCTCCTCCAAAAGTTTCTAAATTATTTAAAAATGCATCTACAGAATTATCTGGTTTTTCCCCAACCCCAGTGGTAAATTCACCAATACCTAAAACACAAGAAAGTTTACCATCGCAAAAAAGTTTAAGCAACTGTCCAAGTGCTTTAATAAATCCTCCACCAAAATTTCCAAGTTTAGAAATAAAAGAAAAAACTTGACCAAGTGCTTTTAATGCTTTAGTAATTCCTCCTTGGATTTCTTTAACAATTCCTTTTAAAATATTGCTTACTTGACAAAATGCAGTATTGAGTACATCATCTACCAGTTTTGTTACAATATTAATAATTAAATTAACTACTTTCTCAAAGATTGTCTGGAAGATACATTTAATAGCTTCAAAAAGTATGTCCTGTGCTTTTACAATTCCTTGAGTTATCGGACCACGTTCCGATTGTTTTGGCAATAATGCTTGAATTAATGGTTGAAAAAACTTTTGAAGATACTTTTTAAGTTCTCTTACTACAAGTGCTTTGGTATCTCCTAAAAGACCATTAACTGCATTTGCAAGTCTTCCCACATAGGCAGAAATAATTTTACCAGATTTAACTACATTTCCAGTAAGTTTATCTACTACTTTGTTCCCAACTCTTTCATTATTTGATAAAAATTTAAATAAATCGGTTAGAATTCTAGTAAATTCATTTTCCGGTCTAGGACCACATTTAGCATTGGCAACTCCCAGTGTAACTTGTTCATTAGATTTTTGGCGTCTATCTGCAGACGATGGCAGTCCCTTGGTTCCACCACGATTTGCTTGAGAATTACCGGTAGGACTTTTTAATGAGTCTCTTTGCTCTAAGACTCTATCTGGTGGTACATAATCGTTATTCAGTCCAAGAGCATCCAATCTATCTTGATATGGTTGGTCTTTGTCAACGATTCCAAGAGACCCCAAAACCACTGGTTGTTGAGCACTTTCTCCATCCATAAACAAACCAAGAACCCACATACCATTAATCAAACTGTGAACAGTGCCAGCACCATCTCTTGTTACAGTTTCAGTTGCTGGCATCATTACAGATGCCCATGGTAATTCATTTGGTTTAAGTTTATCTCTACTGCGAGTATGGTATCCCATTATTCTAACCTTTACTCGATTAGAACCATCGGGATCTTCTAGTTTGCTATTATCAATTGAATTTATTCCATCACATTCAACTTGACCAACCCATAGACGATTGCCTTGGGCGCCAAACCAGTAATTAGATTCTAAAGTTGGTGCTGCTCCTAACATAAATCAATCTTCGTAAATTCTACATTCTGCCGCATCTGGATGCGAATCACAATACAATTCTAATGGATTTGGGTCATGTGTATCATTTGGATGATTTTCTTGATAAGCTTCCAATTGTTCCAACTCGTCTTCAATATGACGACGACGTTGTGCAGAAATTTGGGGATTGCTTAATTCTTCCCTGTCTGCTTCAATATGTTGTTCGATGTTTTCCATGTTAGAGTCCGAATGAATCTCGTATTAGTGTAAAAAATGTTTGGTATTTTTCTTCTTTCCTTGTATATAGGTGAGTTAATCCAGATATAAGATATCTTCCGGAATATTTTTTATCTATTTTACCGGAAGGACTATAAAATTCTATTCTGATAGGATCACCTATATTCAATGCCATATTACCAACATTTGCCGTTGCTGTCAATACTTGATTGGTAAAAATACCTAATCTTGATACGGATTGTAGTACTGTGTTTTCAAACTCTGACCTATCTTGATCTGCGTCATCAGTAGATCCTAAAAATAAATCCCTATTATAGGATACTGTCATAGATCTAGTTGCATATTGACTTTCTACTGCAGCAATTTGCTCCAGAGATCCCTCTTTTAAATTTTCTTCCGTTGCTTCATTTTGTGTGCTGGGAAGTTTCTTATTTTTTAAATTTATCTTTGTCCAACCAGAATATAATTCATTGAGAGAATATTTCTTAGTAGTTACAGAACAATTAACTATATCAAAGAAATCAATTATTCCACTATAAAATCCTCTATCAAAATTTTCAATCATATCTATATTGCTAACAAATTCAATATTTTCAAACCTATAGATGTCGTCAGTTCCACCAATTCCAGTTCCAGTTACATATACTTGCTTATATTCAACATTATTTGCTTCTGCAATTTTATCTACAGATTGATAGACATATCTGTTGTAATTTTCATAAAACAAATATCCAGCACTTTTGTATTTACCTCTGGGACTTTGAGCATTACCTATAAACTTATTTCTTGCCCATATCAGAACATCTAAAGGTCTGGAATTTGGCGGAATAAACGATATTTTATTTGTACTATCTTCTGCAGTAATAGTCTTCTTGGATCCTAATACATTAACAATAATATCTCCAATCAATCCAGTTGCTTTGACCTTTTCATATTTTTTACATACTCGGATTTGCATTGAATTAATTGCATCCAATCTACAAAGTTCAATTGCAACGATTTTAGCAGTATCAACTACTTTACGATTATGAATTCTATATGCATATAGAGGTCCATTAGTAGAATTTTGAGTAAAGTCATAACTTATTTTATTAGATCTATCTGTAAATTTAAGTTCTACTTTTTCCATACCAGTAAGTTCATCAGTGATACCACTGGTAGTATCAGATATCACTAAAGTAACAGAAATAAATTTATTAAATAAACCTTCTCTATATTCTAATTGAATTACAGATCCCTGATCAAGATTTTCAACCTTACCATCAGTTCTGGTTATTTTTACAAGATCAATATAAAAATTCTTTTCTATGAATGGTTGAGTTGTCATTATTTAACTTCCTGGTTGTTGTGGTGGTGCAAGTCCTGCAAAACTTGGTCCGAATGAGAAATCTTCTAGTTTTGGTTGTGGGGTAACTGGTGGAGGTAAAGTTAATCCAGCAAATTGCATCGGTTGCAATTGCATTTCTCTACGAGCACTAGTCATAGGACCATCAGACTTTTTGTTTCCTGGTTGTGCATTAGTACTATCTAGGTTAAATACTGGACTTAATGGTGCAGATGATGATGGTACAGGTGCAGGTTCATTAAATAATCCCTCAGGTGCTGCTTGAGCACCTCTTTGCATTTGAGTTTGAGATCCATACTTGGCAAAAAATGTATTATCATTTACTCCTCCACGATAAGCATCACCACTTTGGTACTGATTTCCACTCAGAAACTCTGTTCTACCACCAACATGTTCAGCAGCAGATTTCATGAGTTCTGGATCAGAAATTGCTTTTGCAGAACTTTTATATAGTTTTCTTGCTTGATCTTCGGTTATATTTTGCCCACGAGCTTTCTTGTAATACATTATCGCTTTCACCGCATCATCTTCAGTTTTAATGTTTTTGAATACATCAGCAACTTTAGTTCCAGGACCAGATGTAGCGTTAGGATCCTTAAAAGCAACTTGGTACTGCCTATCTCTTGTCAAAATCTCAGTAATTGACTTTCCATATTGTTGTCCAGTATCGCCCAATCTATTATAAACAGATTGAGCAACGTCTGCTTGACCCTGAGCAGATCCAGATTCAAGGGCAGCAATAGTAGCAAGAGTAGCAAAATCTTGCCCAGATCCGCCAGGACCATTACCAGCAGCGCCGCTGCTCCCTTTTCCGCCACCAGATCCGCCTCTACCTGCAGAATTACCTCCAGAAGGAAGTTCTCCGGCATTTGCTGCTCCACCAAGCAAAGAATTTAAAATATTGGTAAAAAATGATTTAAGTTTTTCAAAAATATTAACGTTACTATCAAAATTAAAACTAACAGAACTAAGTCCAGATGATTTTGCTACCTTTTCAAATATACCGGTAACAAATTGCTTGGCAGAATCTGGCATAAACACAGAGAATGGTGCCAACATACTTTGACCCACCTTTAACATTCCCAAAGTAGCTGCCTTTTGAGGTAGCGTTATTGCGTTGACAAGTGGTTTTGCTAACTTCTTTATATTAGGATCTTTTTTAACTCCACCTCTGGAAATTAGTGGTGTTAGTTTTTTCTTTTCTCCTCCTGCAAATTTACCTCCAGTTGCAGCAGCACGGAGCGGCATCATTGGAGGACGATAATCATAATCTCCCCGAATACTAGTGTTTGGTAATGGAGCAGGTGCAGCAGGTGGTTGTGGTTGCTCTGGTGGTTGTGGTTGCTCTGGTGGTTGTGGTTGCTCTGGTGGTTGTGGTTGCTCTGGTGGTTGTGGTTGCTCTGGTGGTTGTGGTTCATTATCTTCTATTTCTTCAGGTTGCAAAGGCACCTCAGCATTATCTTCTTCTTCCTGTTTTTTCTTTTCTTCATCATCTTTATTAAGAAGACTAGAAATGCCAGGGAGTATTCCCAAAGACACTGCGCTAACAACCGCAGTAGAGATTAATTGATCTAAAAATGATTTCTTTTTCTTTTTTTCATCATCCTTTTTATCTTTCCAGATCAATCCATTTCCTTTGGAAGGAGCATTATCATCATTACCAGATTCAATCTGATCTTCTCTAACTTTTGCTTGTAAAGAAGCAGTAAGTTGCTTATCAATTTTTTTCTTGAATTCAAATCTTTCCTTTGTTATCTTATAAAGTTTAAATAAAGCTTCTCTAGTCTCTACAACATTGTTAAGTATTTCATTAAGTGATGTCGTTATTCCCATTTGATCTGCATCAAATCTGGGAGTTTTTCTTTCTAATGGTTTCTTTCCTCTAGTTTTTCTTCTTTTTTTGGGAGTCGGTTGAGGAAGAGGATCTTTCTGTACCTGATTAATAAGTTCATCCAACTTAGTACCAAGTTGGTCAGGAACTTCGGATTCCCAATCCTCATCCTTTTCAGGTGCAACCGTTTTCTTAGGTGGTGCCTTAGGACCCTGAACAGGTGGTTCTTTTGGACCCTGCATTGGGTTTGGACCCTGCATTGGGTCAGGTCCAATTGGTTCTTTATATTGATTTGAATTTTCTGGAGGTTCTGGAAGTTTTGGAGGTTCTGTTGGAGATGGAGGTAATAAATTTTCGTCTTTTTTAGGTCTAAGTGGTTTTTTACCTACAATCTCATCAACTTCATTTAATAATTCATCAGTTTCACGAAGTGCCCTAGCGTCAGATTTAGCTACTTCCTCAAGTAACTCGCGAAGTTGATCAGAAATGCGTTTAGGAACTGGTTCAGGTTCAGTAACTGGTTCAGGTTTATCAACTGGTTCCAGATTAATTGGTTTATCAACTGGTTCAGAATTAATAGATGTTTTGCTTTCAGAAGAATTTATACTTTCTCTTTTTTTCTTGTTAGATTCTAATTCTTCACGTTGCTTTCTCTTAAAATTTTCAAAATCTCGCTTTTGTTGTTCAATTAATGCATCAACAACATCCATAATTGCATCAGAAGTTTCTTCCAACTTTTGATCAAGTTGGTCCATCTGCTTATCGGAAAATTCCTTAGCATCATCTACAAACTTATCTGCTGGTTTATAGATTTGTGTTTCACCAGTAGTTGGTTCTTTCTTATCAGATGTAAGTTCTGCTTTCTTATTAGTAGGTTTAACTACTTCTACCGGTATTACCTTACTTTCAGGTTCAGGAATTCCATAAAACTCTCTTAATGTAGATCTAATGCTTCTAATACCATCAGTTTCCTTACCAACCATTAAATCACTGTCAATATCATTATAATAATCAGGAAGATCGGAAGGTGCTAACCAAGTAGTTCTAGCATTAATAAATTTCTTTGCTGCATTTATACCATCAGTAGTACGTGGAAAAAGACCATAGGCAAGAACAATCCCAGTTGCAATCTCTCTGCTTCCTGGTCTTGTAAATTTCTTTACTGCTCTATTTGGATAATTTGCCATTTACTAATTACCTCCTACTAATGCACCATGACCCCAGGAAGGAGTAACAGTATTTAACGCAAATGCCTTGTTACTTGAGGGTATAGGAATTGGAATATATTGCGGTGGACTTGGTTGAGTAATCGGTTTAGCAAAAATAGACGACACTCTCATGTCATTTTCAGCAGTGTCCAATGGATCTTCGCCAACTTTAGTATCTTTATTTATTGGTTTTAATGGGTGAGTATTAACCCACTGACCAGGATCAATCTCAGATCCGTTTCCGCCAATTTCCCAGTGCAAATGGAATGATCCAGGAGTGCCAGTATCTCCAACATAACCAAGCAAAGTCCCTTGCTTAAATTTTTGTCCAGTTTTAACTGGGGATAAAGATTGCATGTGGGCAAAGAAATGCTTTTGATTATAACGTTCATCAACCCATTCAAGTGCATTTCCATATCCGCTTATTACCGAATTTCTTGTAACTTTACCAGGAAGATATGCATACAAAGGTGTTCCTGCTGGAGCAGGTAAATCATATCCTTTATGATTAGTACCAGTTGATTTTCTATATCCTTTTCCAGATACAATTGATATATTTTTAGATTTAATATCAGATGCTTTGAAAGGAGAATATGCTACAGACAATGATGCGTTTTCTTTTCCTCCATATGCAACACTGCCACTGTTTCCAGTGACTCTTCCAAAACTTATATTTTCAGGTGAAGATACTGCTGCAATATTTGCATTTCCAAGTTCTGCTGCTGCCGCGTTTGGAGTAAATATGCTTGAAACAACATTACCAGCGGATCTAAGTGCATTTCCTGGTAGATCTCTTAAATCTGTGAACTTTTTAATAACTCCCGTTACTTTTTCAATTATATTCTTTATAGGACCAAGAATTATATCAAATCCTTTCTTAATAAATTCTATAAACTTTTCTACTAAATTATTTCCATTTACATCTATTTTTGGTTTAGAGACGTTAGAAACTTTTACATCAGAAGAATCTCCTATAGATTTTGCCGCAGATAATTCGGGAACGCCAGATCCAGATTCACCTAAAGATTTTAAATACTTAGAAGCACCAGAAACAAGATCTCCTAATCCAAAATTAATGTATTCAGATGCATCTTTACTACCTAACCAAAAAGCAAGTTTACTTTTAGGAACGACCCACTCAGTCTCTCCCCCCTCACCCACAAGAACGAGTTGTGGTTTACTTACTTCTCCACCTTCTCCAAATTGATTTAAATTTAAATCCTTTGCTTGTTTTGGGGCATCAACTCCAGTTGCTGCATCAGAAAGTTTTCCACCAATAAAAGACCCACCAAAACCACCGACTAGACCACCTAAAAGACCACCAATTGCTGCACCAGCTGCAGTACCAGCACCAGGAACGATAGTACCAATCGTGGCACCGAGAGCGGCACCACCCTTTGCACCAGCAGCAAAACCTGCAAGACCACCAGCAGTAGAGGCAGCAGTTCCTACACCTGCTTGTAAATTGGATTGACCCTCAGACTTTCTTCCAGCAAATTCAAATCCAGCAAACAATGCAGAAGCAATCCCACCTGGCTTAATACCTCTAATTTTACCAAGATTTTTACCAAGACCTTGTGCTAATTTAGAATTTTTTAATTTATCAAGATTTTTAGCGATACCTTGTGCTGATTTGGAATTTTTTAATTTAGATGCAGCGTCAGATATTCTAGATCCAATTCCAGGTTTCTTAACTGATGGTGTTTTAGTAGGTCCCTTTGCATCCTGGATTGAAAATTGAGCAAATTTTCTAAGTTGGTTAAGACTACTAAGTCCACTTCTTACTTTTCTTCCTGCACCAAAAAATGCTCTGCGTCCTGCTCGGGTTGCTGCCCCACGGAACCCGCCACGCATTTTAAATAATCTAAGTCTAGCAGCGTTTCTTGATCCGACAATTCTTCTAAAAACTGAAGCACTTCTTCTTCTTAAGAATCCCCTAACTCCACCTTTTTTCCTAAATCTATTAATTGCTTTTTTTCTTCTTCTTATCGCATCTCTTCTTGCTTTAGGAAGTTTCTTATAGCGATTAATTAAACGTTTTTTGAAAAAATCAGATATTTTTTTTCTTATGCTACTCAATAATTTCCTAAATGGAGCTTTTAGGAAATCTCTTATAGAACGATCTTCATCCTTCTCTTTTTTCTTTTCTTTATTTTTCTTCTTACTGGAACCAGGAACTACAGATCTAGACTTTCCTGTTTTTAATGAAGATTTTAAAGCAGTTAATCGTTCTTTTTCATACTTAAATATTTTCTCAGCAAGTTTTACATTTAGAACTGATACATTTCTCAGTCTAATAGTTTCTTTATAGAGAAGACCAGTTCCTATGTTTTTCTTATCTGGTTTTAGATCTTCTGGTGTTTTTTCAGTTTTAGTTACTGACTCTGAAATGTTGGCAATAGGATTTGCATCATACAAAGACAGTATGATGTCATTATATTCTGTTAATCCTAATTGCTTGGAATTCATCGATTTCTACGTTGCTGTTCTATCTTTTGTTTTTCCTCTTCCAAAAATTGCTTAAGTAGTGCAATGTAAATATCTTTTTCCCATGGGACTAATCCATCAAGTTCATGTAAACTATACTTATGATGCTGCATTAACGCAAAATTAGTCCTAAAGTAATTTTCCAATGAATTGTGGAAGAGGCTTATCCGAAAAAATTACTTAGTCCTTCTATAACATATACACAATCGACTTTTGTCTTTGGATTCTTAAATTTTAACTCATGCTTCAAAGTTGGCATTGTTTCAAAGAATTTTTGAACACTATTAAATTGTTTACTACTCATATTTTCAAGAAATCCTACAAATTCTTCTATTGTTGTTGTAGAAGAATCCCAGACATCTTCCTCATTGTAAATTCTATTGATAGACTTTGCAATAAAGTCAAAAGTATCATCAATATTTTCCTGAGGATTCAAAAATGTCTCAAGACCAGGATATTTCATTTCAACCCAAAGGTTATCTTCAATTTGAATTTTATTTGTATGTTCTTTATCAAATTTTACTTTGATATCATCTACATTAATAGTAACTTTCAGTTCAGTTTCATTATCATCTGGACAAACTATCATTAATTCAATTTGCTCACCAACAGACTTAGATCTAATATTCAGAAAAATATATTCAATATCAAAAGTAGCAAGAGAATCAAAATCAAAATCCTTAGTAGTAACACAAGCAATAATAATATCCTTCAGTGCGTTTGCAATTTGAATATCATCTTCAGACTCCAATGCAAGTAAAAGAATTTTCTCTTCTTTTACTATAAATGGTCTGTATTTAATTTTTTGCTTTGTTGATGGTACGGTAAGGTTATAAGTAGCTGAGTTTAAAACAGGTAAAGACATTAATTAGACTCCATATCATAAAATTATTTAGTACTTTAATTCTAAGCAATATTAGAATTTCTAAGAAGCAATTCTCCATCTCTACCTAAAAAGTTTAAACCAATTTGATCTCTAGGTAATTGATCCGTAAAACTAGGTCGATCCTGATCTCCAGAATCAACTGTTCTCATATATTCGTAGTAAAAAGTAGATTGTACCCTATATGGTTGATTTGGTCCATTTCCAATGGTAGCATCATTCACCAAATAAGGAAACGCATTGTATAGTTTTGTTCGTGTAACTACATTATGGGTATCTCTTGAAGATTTTGCACTTTTTCTCTTTTTGGGACTTACATTTGGTTCTAACTTATCAATAATTATATCACAAGTATAATCATCATAATAATTCATTAATGAATAAGTAATATTTTCAGTTTGTTCAAAACCAAACATAAAATCTGACCAAAATCTAAGAAATTTTAAAGGCAAATGACTCATATCCATCAAAAATGAAACATTTGCTTCATTAAAATTTCTGGTGTGTGCATATCTAATGTTAATCCCAGGTACGTGCCCCTTAAATTCACCAGTAGCAACACTAAATCCAGGTAAATTTATCTCATCTGCCAAGAAACTTAGAATAGTAGCATTAGTTATAGTATCTTCACCACTTTCAAAATCAATCGGATTCGTAGAAGATATTCCATCAATACCTCTATTAGATAAATATTCCACTAAAAGGTTATTCTTTAATTCAAAAGAAATTTGATATTTGTTAGATGATGACAATCCGTAATCACCAACCACATTGGCTCTAATTGCATCGATGTTCATCTAAATAAGACTAGAAGACTATATTTATATTTATCTATTGTTTTTTATGGCATATAGTGGCAAATATAGACCAAAAAACACCCAAAAATACAAAGGAGATTTCAGAAATGTTATCTATAGATCGCTTTGGGAAAAAAAGTTTATGGTCTGGTGTGACAACAATGAAAACGTTTTGGAATGGGGGAGTGAAGAAATCGTCATCCCTTACCGTTCTCCTGTTGATAATCGGATCCATAGGTACTTCCCAGATTTTTATGTCAGAGCACGCATTAAAACTGGGGGGACTAAGAAATTTATTATCGAGATCAAACCGCTTAAGCAAACAACACCTCCCAAAAAACAACAGCGTCATACAAAAAAATATATAACTGAAGTTAAAACATATGCAATAAATGAAGCAAAATGGAATGCTGCTTTAGAGTTTTGTAAAGATAGACAATGGGAATTTAAAATATTAACAGAACAGGAATTAAAGGTATGAGTATTATACAGACCATAAAGGAAGAAAATGCCAATACTGCTCCTAAACAAAGAATAACAGCATTCAATTATCTGTTTGATAATGTGACAGACTCTATTATGGTCGGAGATGTTTACTTATTTGAATATGACCCAAAAACAAAAAAACAATTACCACATTGGGACAAATATCCTTTAGTGTTAGTAACAAAATTGTATCCTGATGGATTTATGGGGGCAAACTTCCATTATGAAAGTCCAAAAAGAAGAGTTATCCTTGCTCAGAAGTTAATAAATAGAAACGTGACTATTCCTAAGAAGTTGCTACATAGATATATTATGGATAGAACAGATAATTTGCTATTTGAAGTGCCTGAAGAAGAATTAATTGAATTTGCGGCACTACCTTTAGAGCAGTTTTATGATAAAAATAATAGATTTGTTAGTGCAAGAAAAGTACAGGCATTAAAATAAATGGCGACATATTCATACCCCAAAAGAAGTATAAACAATACAGATCTCTACTTAACTTTTAGAGCATATGAGTATAGTAAAGCAAGCCAAGTTGGTTCAGTTAGAGATATTAGAGATCAAACAACTAACGCTTCTACGAGAGCAGAATTCCTTAACAATTTTGAAAAACAGACAGAACTGAATAAGTCAGAAAACAATACATCTACAGGTGAAGTGCAGCTTTATCTTCCACCAAAACTTTCGTACAGTTATGGTGCAGAGTGGCAAAAAGTTTCTTTTGGTGGTTTAGCCGCTGCATACGGTAATGAAGGGGGATTAAACCTAGGTAATTTATTTGGTGCTACAGGCGTTACTATAGCTAATTTTGCAATGGATAAATTAGTTAATAACGCAGCATTCCAAAATATTCCAAAAGTACAAAATGTCAGTTTAGACACAATTATTGGAGCAACTATTGGTCAAACTTTTAATGACAATACTCTTCAAACTTTCAATAGAATGAACACTCGTTCATTTAGTTTTGAATATATTATGGTAGCAAGAAATTCAAACGAAGAAGAAGAAATTAAAAAAATAATTGATTTCTTTAAAATAGGTATGCACCCAAATGCAAAAAGAAAAGGTTCTGCAACTTCACTATTCTTAGAATTTCCTCTAATTTGGAGAATTATACCTTCTCTGTCAAGAACAAATGTTAGAAGAAAAGAAAATGGAGTTACAACTTCATTAAATCCGGAAGGAGATGTTGGAAAATTCTTACCAGAAACAAAATATTGTGCTATGACAAATTTTGAAGTAGATTATACTCCAGATAGCGTTATTGCACTTACAAGAAACAAATTTGTACAAGCAGTAAGAATCAGTTTACAGTTTGCAGAGCTTACCACTCTGGTAAGACAAGATTTTAGCGATCTCGGTACTTTTAATCCATAATAAAAATGGCATATTTCGATAAAGTTTCAAACATTGAGTATTTACAATACGAAAGTAATCCATTTGCTGGTGAATTAATTACCATCAAAAACATTTTTGCTAGAATAAAGGTAATTGATGATGTAAAACCAGGATCAACTATTCTTCAAGATTACTTTATTAAGGAGGGTGATCGCCCAGATACCATATCCTTTGACTTTTATGACGATCCCGGATTTGATTGGGTGATTCTGCTTATAAACAACATAACAAACTACTATAGTCAGTGGCCCATGGCAACTGGGGCACTACAATCTTATGTAAATTCAAAATATGCTAACCCCGGAGCAATTCACCACTTTGAGTCTATACAACAAGTGTTCAATAATGCTATAATTCTAAAAGGTGGTGTCCAAGTACCCAGAAACTTTAGATTTACTCAACCAGATGGAACTATTTTGCAATTAAACGAGTCCAGAAGACCCGTAAGCAATTTTGAGTATGAAACTAGATTAAATGAAAAGAAAAAAGAAATTCTAATTCTAAAACCAGATTTATTAGATATATTTGTAGAAATTGTAGAAGAGGAAAACAAATTTACCCCTAGTACAGAGTTTATAAATGAAAATCTAAAGAGATCTGAAAATTAATCTCGCTGTCTCCAGTCGTCTGGTTTATCCTGCTTAAACCAGTCAACAATTTCGTCAGCACTTTCAAATCTGGTTTTGTGGTTTGATGGGTCTGGGTCTCCTAGACCCATTTTGTTCATGAAATCGTCCAAAGAACCCTCTTCCGCTGGGTTAGCTGCAATACGCCTTGCCCTTGTCAACATTTCCCTTGCAGACCCATTTGCCTTTGCCAATTTCTCTGCCCAGATCATATCCTCTAGTTTAACTTCTTCCCCGTTCACAATTCTATTGCAGATAAATTCTAGACGGAGGCGGTATTGGGTCGAAAGCATAAAATACCCCATTATTACTGAAATATTTAGCATCGACCCTTTTGAGCAATTTTTTGCCGGAGATTTTTTCTCGACTTTTTTTTAACTGAAAAGTCGATTTTGAATTTGGACAAAAAAAAGGATCCCCTCAGGGATCCAGGTGACTCAGAAGTCCATGTCGTTCATCAAGTTCTCAAAGTAGTTGTGAGTGTCATCAGTACCCTTTGGAGCTGCCGTGGTGAGTGCTGCAAGGTCTTCTTTGAGATCTGCAGGCACTGAGGGAGCAGAATCAAATGACGGTGTGCTAAAGGAGGTCTCTTCAAACCTAACCTCATCGTCAATCTTAGGACGACCACCTGTAACCTCAGCAAACTTACGAGAGATCTCCTCATAAGATTTAAAGATGTCTGGTGCTACTAGTGTAGAAAGATCATACTGCTGATCATACACTGCCCTAAGAGAATCGTTACTGAAACCTCCAAGAGTACTCTTGTTAGAGAAGGAAGATGCATCATAGTTCCAGAACTGACCACGCATTGCAATGCGAAGATTAAAGTCAGCACCTTCCCAGAAGTTAGTAGGATCAATTGGTTCAATG